ACCTTTAGGACCACCCGTAAAAACGAAAGGAACGAAATGAACATCAGCATCTAAACACGCCAACCGTAAATCTTGTTCAACTGCACCACCAATACCAGTACAGTCCACAATGAGACGACTAGCGTCAAGCTGAGTGGTAATATCCATAATACGTTTACGTTGGTATGGAATATCGTGTCCTCCAGTTCTAGCATTGATTTCTTCAATGTATACAAGCCGTGCAATATTTGCATCATCAGTTTTGTCAAGGGACCATGCACTAATAACAGTAGAGTTAACAGATTTGCCAATGTCAACACCAACAGTAATGTTGCCTCCTCTCTGCTTTCCATCCCCATCAAGTCTAATAAGTTCGTAATCATCATAACACCTCTTAATTTTTTCTGGAGTAAATATATTCGCTACAGACTCTACAAACTCACATTCATACTCTGTCCTCCAGTAGATAGAGTCTTCTCCCCATTCCATCATCTTATCTAACATTTCTTCTTCAGTGTAGGGTGCTGAGTAAGCTTCTCCTTTTTTCACAGCATCACGCCAAGTATAATGTAATCTAGTAAAAGTATCTGCATACCCGTCGTCATACAAATATCTCCACATGTGATTATCTTTGGACTTTGGTGTTCCAAGATTTATAAATGGTGCTTTATTCGATACAATAGCAGGCTCTACATTGTCAATGAACAATTTGTCGTCGATGAGTGGAGACTCATCAACTACTAGGAATGTAGGGTGTTGGCCTCGTATAGCTTGTCCTTGGTTACTAGGCGCTAACGGAGCTCTTCTCATAACTGTGCCCCCCTTAAGTGTTATGTTGGGCTTATTATGAAATCTATAATTTGCTACTAATCCATTTAAAAAAGTGTTATCAGCAAAATGTCTATAAACATAATTAAAAATTAAAGCGGCTTGGTCTTCTGTAGGAGCCAGTATAAATACTAAATCTCTAAACCTATTAAAAAACATATATATAGTAACTGCTACTGACAAAGCGAAAGATTTCCCACTTCCTCGTGGTGCTAAAATTGCTAACTTTTTTTGTTTATCATCATTAGTACGATTGATTAAACATTCTAAAACTATATCCTCTTGTAAAGGTCTTAACCTTAGAGGTCTTTGTTTATTGTCTATCAAATACGCTGTACAAAAAGCTTGTACTAATTTGCGCATTTTTTCTTTATCGTCTCTACATTTAGCGAAGATTTTCTCTAATTGTCGTGAATCTATTCCACCTTTACCTGTCAACAGGCTTTTCAGGTGTTTCTCGTTTTTCATCATCTACTAATTCCTCTAAGAAAGAACCAAAACCTTCTGCACTCTTTTCCATTTCAGTTGGTACTTCTATATTCAATGCTCTAAATTCAGTATGGATATCTCTAACTATTTGGTTTCGTTGTCGCAATAACTCTGTTCTAGCGTTAACATCCCGAATACATACAAGAATTTCCGACCAAAGCAAGTCTTCAAGCGCAAGATTACGTGCCAGAAGGCGGACAAGCTCTTTATGTCTACCATATTCAGCTTCTCCAACCCTCTTGCGTAATCGAGTCTCGTATTCCTCTACGTTCAAAGACCTTTCCCTTCATCGAGGGCGGCTTTGACTTTAGATTTTACAAGACTAGCTAGCTCGTCATCTTTTTCGTCCCAAGCTGTAATTAATACATTACGGACTAAAGAGTCTTTGACGTGCTTTTGTGCTTGTTCGTCTAGCTTTTCAAAAGCTTTCATCTGGGCTTTGCTTAGATTTCCATCTAACATCTTCATCAATTCAGCTTCGTTATTTTTTAAGTACTTGAATACTAATTCTTTAACTGCGGGTACTTGATAAGCTACTGCGCTAGCTAAAATTAATACCATAGTAGTTAATCCTGCTAAAATTGGTTCGTCCATTATTTGGTCTAACATTCCAGATTCTTCTACAGTCTCAAGAATAGCTGTGATATTTCCATCGTCAGCTGTTTCATTGGTTGCTGTTTCATTGTTTGTATTGTTCATATGTTGATATCTCCATATTTGGGGTACCCACGGTGGCACTTGCGATAAGTAACCTGTGGAGCAATGGCCCTGTAGCGGGTGCCCATACATATTTAGAAGCTCTATCTATATAAAGCTTACCATTTAACTTTATTAGCCCAGTAAGCTGCAGACATTTTACCCTTCTTAATATTTTTAGCGTGACGCGCTTTAAAACTCTTTCTTCGGGCGTTAGATTTCTTATCTGTCTTCTTACCAGCGGTACTTACACCTTGTTGGCCAAACCTAATTAATTTAGTTTTATCTCCTACTTTAGCAACAACTACGTGTGACTTTTTAGGATGATTAGGTGTTCTCTTTGGCTTGTTATAGCCTGATACTCCTGCTCTAGTTAGTTTGGCATCCTTTTTCTTTTTAGGGGCCATTATTTCTTCCTCTTTTTAGTTTTCTTCTTTTTAGGTCGTCCTACTTTTTTTCCGTATGTTCCTTTACCGTATGGCATTATTTACTCCTCCTTACTGCTTTTTTAATCTTCTTAGAATACTTTGCTCTACTACCCACTCCACCTGCTTTACGTTTCTTGCGATTCGTTGCTGCTTTCTGACTTTTGGTTAGTCGAGACCTAACGTTCTTAGGTAGATATCGACCACGTTTAGATTTAGGTTTCTTTGCATCACCTTTTGTAACGTAGCCCCATTTTTGCTTACCCCACTTCTTGAGGGATTTCTGGGACTTTTTGAGAACCATTAGCGATATCCTCCACCTGCGGCTTTATATGCACGTGCTAACATTTGAGCTTTACGTGCTGACCACTGACCCGGAGCACCACCCTTACTACCTGCTTTAATCCTATTAAATAGTCTTTTTCTCATTGTAGGTTTGGTATAATTACCAGCCTCATTGACTCTTGACTTAGATTTCTTTTTAGTAGGTTTGCGTTTAGGTGCAGCTTTCCTTCTAGTTGGCTTTTTACGTGTTTTCTTTCTCGGGGCCATTGGTGGTCCTATTCTTCGTCTTTCTTGATGCTTGCGCTGTTATTAGGTAAGTCTTTGACTTTTTCCAAATAGTCTAATGTGTGTAGGGGATTAAATCCTTCTACGGGTTCTCCGCTACCAGCTAGATAGTTATATTGTAACTTCTTTTGGGGCATCTCTTTGAATGATGTGATTGGTTTTTTGTAACTCATCTCATCAATCTGTGCCTTGTCTGGTTTGTCAAACTTCAACATCATATCTGGGTTATTACCGTGAAAGTGTTCACCTTTTAACTCGTTGTATATTTTTTCTGTTGGCATATTTGTTTCTCCTTATTTATTTTTTACTTTCCATTTTATGTTCTTGGTCTTGTGCTTTAGCTTCTATCATCTGAGCTTGTTTCTGAGCATGGTCGTTATAATCGATAACAGCTTGTGCTTTTACCTTATAGAACGCAGTCTTCTCAGCTTGTTCTTGTTTCCAAACATCTAAAGCATCTTTGATAATTAGAAGGGCTGGCCCACCTAATATAGCTATCAAAGTTGTATATCCTTCAATTTGTTCTAGAACTGATGAGTCATTTAGTCCGCTGTGTATAACGAATCCTGCAAACCCAACCCAGAGTAATACTAAAGGCACAGCTATCATAAACATAAAAATGTCGTTGAATGTAACTCCTTCACTTGTTGTATCTTTACTCATTTTTGGTTTCTCCTTTTTTATCTTTTTTATCAATTTCATTTCTGGAATACTTCTTGGCATCATGCGGCGCGCAAATGCTACAAGTATTGTCAGTGCAAGGATGATAGCTAATAAAGCCATTACCACTGCTAACATCTCTAGTATTTCCAACCACGTCATTCCTCCTCACCTACAAAATCTTCATATGTGTTATTCTTTATCATTACTTTCACATCATCCAATTCTGAGATTATTTTCGCTAACATGTTCGTTAAGACTAACATTTGGTTAGCCTTCATTCCTCCTCCTCTAGATACAACTTCTCTATATTAAAAGAAGTTACATACTCGTAATCACCATCTCTATTCCAGTCAGCAAAAAGGTTTACCCATATAATATACCAACCAGTGTATGGCTCTGTAAAATATTCTGGTCCAGAAGTAAGTTCCAACTCATCTTCTTCCCAGCCTGTTACATTAAAAAAAGTATCGACCCACATATAACCATTCCATACTGTTTCGTTATCTTCTATCTTAATATGACCTACATCGTAGCCTATCATGATAGGTAGTGTATTTTGGTCACAATCTGTATCAACATCAACAGTTATATTTAAAGTGTTCGGTTCTCTAGAGTAATTTCCAAACTCTAAATTATCGTAAAAGTAAGTTTCGTTCGACGTACAATCATACTCTTCATATTCACAACTACCGTCATCTTCCTCAGCTCGGCTGTTATAATTCTCAGCTTCTGAGTCCATACAACCATATACAGTAGTATCTTCGTTTGTTTGATTACCAGTGTTGTTGTCTACTGGTCCACCAAGAAACTGACACCTACCATTATCATGAGTAGCTTGTGAGTTATAATTATCTGCATCGGAGTTAGTACATCCATAAATAACAGGAGGAGGGAATACACAACTACCATTATCAAAGCTCGCATCTGATTTGTAATTAATAGCGGTTGGGTCGGTACATCCACCCCTTGGCTTACCGTCATCATCTCCTCCGAAAATTTCTTCAATCGCACTTAAATCTCCCCCACCACCAAAAAAGGCTAAAAGTAAAACTGTAAGTATGGAGCCAAGTTTTTTACCTAGTTGAGTCTCTCCTAGTTTATCGCCTGCTTTACCTATAGTTTCGAATAATCCTTCTTCATCATCATCGGGTTTTGGCCTACCTCTTAATCCTAATGCTTCACGTTCGTCATCAGAGATTACGGAAATAGCACCATAATCATCGCGCGCCATGTATTATTTTACATGACGCTAGTATTTAAAGATTGCTCTTAATCAAAGTCTGGAAACTGTGATTGACTCTCAACATCTAAATGTTTCTTCAAGGATGAATCAATATCTGAGTAATTTTCCTTTTTACGTTTCTTATATGTTGGTTTCCATTTAGGTACTTCAGCGTCACAAGGCCCACCGTTACTTTTATGGAAAGAGCACCACTTACATAGATTCTGAGGCTTTTGCTCATATCTATCTTCGTACTCTTCGCGTTCCTTTATACAGTCGTGTACCATCTTAATTAAGTCTTTAGCTTCATCAAGCACTTGCTGATTAACTTTGACAAAGAAGGTATCATCAAAGCGAAGGTAATTGACGCCTACGAATGTCGGCATCTCGCCCATCTCTAATGTGTATAAGAAAGCGTAGATAATCAACTGGCGATAATATTCCTCTGGTAAGTATGCTCCGTAGCGCTTACTGGTCTTATAATCAAGCAGTGTAGTACCACCGTCGAAATCATTACATACAACATCAATAACTCCTACTATTGCGTACTCTTTAGACTTAACCCATTTTTCTGCATACTTTGGTGCTACAGCATTCCATGCTTGTTGTTTGTTTTTGAGTATTTTCCAATCAACCATCTCAGTTAATTTCTTGTGAACCGAATCAACAAAGTTCTGTAATAACTCTTCGGTTTCTTTGTACAT